CCCGCCGATCCGCTCGTGGTGATCGTTCAGCCACCAATTGCGAATATCCTTGTAGCGATAGACCCAGGGTTCATCATAGGCCACATCGGTAATATCCGTGCGGATCTGCGCCGCGCGGGCCTCGTCCGAGTGGTAATACCAGCTATAGCCTTCGCCGCCTTCGATATTGCTGCGCAGATAGGCCAGGTCATAGATCGAGCCATAACCCGCATCCGCGTGGTCATCCCCCTCGCGCCAATCGGACAGAGGCATGTAATTGTCGATCCCGACAAAGTCGATCTCGTCATCGCCCCACAGCGGATCGAGGTGAAAATACACATCGCCCGAGCCATCCTGCGGGTGATAGCCGAAATATTCCGACCAGTCCGCCGCATAGCCCAGCTTGACGCCCGCACCCAGCAGCGCGCGTACCTCAGCCGTTAGATCACGCAGCGCCTGTACCGCAGGAAACCCCGCCGCGCCGCGCAATTGCGTCAGCGCGCGCATCTCTGATCCGATACAGAAGGCATCCACCCCGCCCGCCGCCGCGCACAGCGCCGCGTTATGCAGGATGAACCGGCGATAGGACCATTCCGCCGGGCCGCTATACACGACTTCGCCGTTTACAATCGCAAAATCGCTGGCCACCACCGTCCCGAAGAAAGCAGCCACCTGCGCATCCGCCGCGGCCGTGCCATCGGGCGTGCCCACCTGCCCCGACGCCAGAGCCCCCGTGATCCGCCCCCGCCAGGGCAACACGGCCTGCTCGTCCCCGCCATAGGGATCGGGCAGCGCATTCCCCGCAAGCTGATCCATCAGCAGGAATGGATAGAACATCACCCGCTTGCCGCGCGCGTTCATCTCGCTCAGCGCCTGGATCACCGACTGATCCGTGGGCGTGCCACCATAGACCGTGCGATCGTCCAGCTTGGGGATCACCTCGGCCTGGTCCCGCTCCAGCCCCGAGACCGTCCAGGGCATGTCTTCGGCGTCATACTCGGCCTGTTCCACCATGGGGCGCACGTCGCATTCCCCGCAGCGCAGATCATTGCCGAACCAGCTGACAATCAGCGACACGGCCTGACAGTCCGGCAGCTCTTGTTCCAGCTGATCGACCGAGGTCAGGAAATCCACCTTGCCCGAGGGCGCGTTCATATTCACCGTCTTGTTCGAGCCACGGCCGTATTCGATCACCGCTGGCTGCGTGGCCAGCGCGTATTCCCCCGTCCCAGGGATCAAGGCCACGCCTTTGACAGCCCGCGCCGGTTCCGCCAGATCGGTACCAGTGTGAACCGGATCAGCGCGCAGCACCTCGAACGAGAACTGAGGCACCCGGTTGCCGAATTGCGACAGGTCCAGATCCTCGAACACCACATAGGCCGTACCGCGATAGGCCGGCACGCTCCCTGCGCCTTCGACGGCTTCCATCTTGGGATCGGGCAATTGCGTGTCATCCCCCGGATAGACGCGCATCGTCAGATCGGCGGGGGCTATTTCCGTCCCGTCCGCCCAGATCCGGCCCACACCGTCGATCTCACCCTCACACAGCGCCACCGCCAGGCTGACGGTATACCTGTATTCCCGCGTTCTGGGGGCCGTCGGAGCACCCTTTCCGCCCGTTGTCTCGACGCTTTCGGAAAAATGCGCGGCCCAGATCACCTGCCCGCCGACACGCATCCGCCCATAGACCCGCGTGATCGGGTCGCCCTCGCCCGAGCCGGTCAGGCGGAACCTGTCCACCCGTCCCGTTTCAACCACATCCGAGCCCGTGCCCATCAGTTTCTGATCGATCATCCGCCCCAAAGAGGCCCCAACGAACCGCCCGAATGCCTGGGTCGTCAGCCCGCCCAGAACAGTCCCCCCGATCTGGGAACCGACGGCCGAGCCTGCGGCCGATAGCAGAATTGTCGCCATCACTTCTCTCCTTTCGGGAATGCGAACCGGGCGACAATGCGCCGCCGCCAGGGCTGGCTGAGCGGGCTTTCGACCACGGCATGGCCCGAATACGCGTGAATGAATGTTGGGCGATCCCCGATTTCAGCGGCGATCCCCAGATGTTTGGCCACGCCCCGGTCCCGCATCCGGAACAGCAGCACATCGCCCGGCGCTTCGTCCTCTGGCGCCTTGGGCACCAGATGACGGATGGCTGCGGCCCACAGGGCCTCTTCTCCCTGCGGCTCGGACCAGTCGCGCGAATAGTTCGGCACGGTTTCGGGTTCGGGGCCGATCACATCGCGCCACACCCCCCGCAAAAGCCCCAGGCAATCGGTGCCCGCGCCCTTGACGCTGCATTGATGACGATAAGGCGTGCCCAGCCAGGCGCGCGCGGCCTCTACGATCGCGGTGGTCATCGGCGGCTTCCTCCGGCTGAGTTCGAGGACGTCGGAACCGCCGTCGTCCAGTCATTCCCCCGAATATCCGGAAAGCCCTGAAAATTGATCAGGTTGTCGAACTTGAACCGGCAGGTTTCGGCGCGTTTATCGCAGCCCGCCGTCAGACGCACCAGATCGCCCGGTCGTACCCTAGCGCGCAGTTCGGACCACAGGGTGATGGCGCGGCCTCCGTTCAGGGGCTCATCGCGTTTGATAACGCCCTTTAGCCCCGCCGCATCGCCGTCCAGCACCTCAAGCACACCGCGTTCGAACCAGCCGGCATCGAAGCCCGGCACCGTATCGAATACCAGCCGGGTGGTCTCAATCTGCGCGACGGCCACTTCGGCCCGATAACCCGCCGCCGTCAGATCCTTGCCGCAGGCCGCATCCCCCAACACCGCGCCGCAGGGTTTCTGAAACACCCGCCCCTGAGGCCGGTTCATCTGATCGGTCAGCCCCATCAGTTCGGCCTCGAACCCTCCGCCGGCGCGGCGCAGCTCGCCCATGGAGCCGCGAAACTGCAAGGCCCTCTGGCTGACATCGGCCCAGTTGACCAGCCAGCACAGCACCTCGGCACCGTCATAACGGCCCGCCTCGATATCGGCCTCGCTGATCGAGGCATCCGACAGCGCGCCCATCGCCTCGGTATTGTCCACCGACAGGCCTGTGCCCTGCTGCAAGGCCAGCGCCGTCAGCCCCGTATCGGCGCGATAGCGCACCCCGTCAAAGCTCAGATCGCCATCATGATCGGTAAAGCCCAGCACCGTGCCATCCGCCCGCGTGACCGACCAGCAACGGCACAAGCTCGTCACCCCGCTGGCCAGATGCGCCTGTAATTCCTGTGTCAGTTTCATGCGCGCACCTCGATCACCGGAACGTCCGGCACTTCGCCCGCCTGGAAACTGGCCACGGACGAGCGGATACGATCCGTATCAAAGCGCACCGGCACGTCGAATTCATACCCGGCGGTGATCTCGTCCCCTTCATTGGGGGGGGCGGCAAACGTCACCATCCCCGTGGTCACATCCACCCAATAGTGCACCCCCTCTTTTTGCTCATCCCCTTCGATGCCCATGCGGACAGTGCCCAAAACGGGTTTCTTGATGGGGCGCGCATAGGTGTAACTGCCCGAGCGATAGGTCTTGGTCAGCTGAAATGCCAGCGTTTCCCCGTCGCCCAGGGCAATCACCTGATCGGCGAACCCGATCTCGGCCGAGGGCAGGCAGGATTTGAAATCCGACCAGTCTTTCCAGCGGAACCCGAACATCTGCCCCTGGCGTGCCTCGAAGAACCCGATCAGCGTTTCCACATCGTCCAGGGACCGCATCCCCATCCCCGCATCGTAATGCCGACGCGAATGCGCCCAGGGCGTGTTGCGTTCCTCGTGGCCATTCACAAGCGTCACAATCTCGGTGCGCCGCTCGGGGCCGCCGACGGCGCCAAAGCTCAGGTTGGCGGGGAATCTTACCTCGTGAAACTGCATATCCTATCCCTCCGATCAGCGGATGCGCTGGCCGCGCCCCAGGGCACGCCCCATCTGCGCTGCGATTTGCGATTGAGACCGGCGGAAACCTTCGACATCCGGGGTCGAGATATTCATCACCACCGTGGTCGCGCTCTGCCCCTGCATCCGGACGCCCAGTTTTCCATCCGCCCCCCGGGACAGAGGCATGATCGCTTCGGGTCCGGCCTCGCCCATCAGGCCAGTGCCGCCGCGCATCGGAAAGGTTGTCGGCCCGCTGACCACCCCACCGTTGGCAAAGGGCATCACCCGTCCTTGCGAAAACGATCCCCCCTTCGCGAAGGGCAAAATATCTGTGATCACATTCGTCAGAGTGGTGCCCAGATGATCCGTCACCGGCTTGACCGCCGCCGCATACACCGTGTTGATCATTGATTGCGCCACCGTGCGCAGCGCATCCGACAGGTTCATCCCATCCAGAATGACCCCATCGAAAGCCTTGCGCAGGCCGCGGCTCATGCCTTTTTCCAGGGCCGCCACATCCAGCGCGGTTTCGCCCATCGTGACCTGCACCCGGCGCAGTTCCTTTTCGAAACCGGCCGCCATGTTCGTCGCCGTCCCCAACGAGGTCTCCAGCGCATCCACCTGATCCTGAAGCCCGTCCAGCCCGTCAATTTCCGCCATCGTCCAACTCTCCATTTCGGTCCGGGTAAGCTGCCAGCAGCTCGTCCAGACGCGCCCGTCCCAAAGGCGCATGGCCTGTGCCCGCACCCAGAAGGATCTGCAATTCCGCCGGGGTCAGCCGCCAGAATTGCTCTGGTTGCAGCCCCAGCCCGTAAAGGCCCGCCCGCATCAGGGCGGGCCAGTCAAAGCCGGTCATGCCGCGCTGCCCGGAACGGTGAAGGCACGGGCCAGCAATTCCGCCGCCACCCGAGCCGCCGCCATCGGCCCGCCCTCGATCTCGGCGCGGGCCAGCTCGGCCGTTTCACCGTCCCAGCCCCCGCCGCGCAGCCCTGCGGCCAGCAGCAGCAGCACATCGCGCGATGAAAACCGCCCCCCTTCGAACCGCTCCACCAGTTCCACCAGCGTTTCGGTTTCCAGCGCGGTTTCCAGCTCGGCCAAGGCACCCAGCGTCAGCTTCAGCACCCGGCGTTTGCCGTCCATGACCAGCGCCACCTCGCCTGCCCAGGGGTTCGCCATCTTAGCTATCCGCCGTGAAGCTCAGCGCCCCGGCCGAGGCCATGGCCATTTCATAGGTCGCCTCGCCATTATGGCTGCCCGAATATTCGATCGAGGTGATCTGGAACGCGCCCTCGACCACGCCGAAATCGGGGATGATCACCTGGAAATCGGGCGTTTCCCCATCAAAGAAAATCTGCCGCGCGCGTTCATCGGTATTGGCGTCCTTGAACACCCCCGACCCCGAGATCTGCGCGGATTTCACCCCCGCGCCCCCCAGCAATTCGCGCCAGCCTCCCTGGCTTTCCAGACTGGTGACATCCACGCTTTCGGCGTTGAAACTCACCCGCGTGGCGCGCAGCCCCGCAATAGTGGCGAACGAACCGTCCCCGGTCAGGTCCACCTTGATCAACAGATCCTTGCCATTCTGAGCAGCCATGTCTCACTCCTTTGGGAAAATTCAGTTATCTTCGACACGAGCGCGGAATTTCAGGTCGATCCTGCGGGCCGCGCCCTTCTGTTCGCGCAACGCCTGCGCCTTGTAGAAATTCAGGGCCACCAGGTGGCCGCGGCTCAGGGTCAGTTCCGCATCCACCAGCGCATCGCAGATCGCCGCCGCGCAGTCCTTGGCCTGGGCAAAGCCCGCCTCGGTGGTGAACACCGTCACCGTGAATTCATGCTCGGCCCCGGCGCTGGTTTTGTCCGAACGATCCCGCACCAGTTCCGGCCCCAGGCTGACGTAAGTGTCCGGCACAATGCCCGAGGGCACCGCGTCAAACACATCCGTTCCCACCAGCGCCTGAACGCCCGCATCGGCCAGCAGGGCCTGATAAACGGCGCCTTGCAGCGCGGCTGCCATTGCATAGCTCATGCTGCGGCCTCCTCTTGTGCGATACAGGTCAGGAACCGGCCCTCGGGGTCTTTTTCCCCGACCGAGAGAATGCGATACACGCGATCCCCTTCGCGAAAGCGCTGGTCAGGGCGCGGGCGCATGGTTGATCCTGTCGGCGCGCCGCGTACCGTGATCCGATAGGACGCCAGCGAACGCGCCCCGCCCCCTGCCTCGGTTTCGCGCCCCGAGCGGAACGATACCTCGGCCCACAGATGGCCCAGCACGGTCCAGCTCTGGGTGTACCCCCCCGAGCCATCCGCGACGGAAACCGGCTCTTCCAGCGCCAGCGCCCTGTTCAGGCGCGGGGCTTTCATGATGCTCTCCCGGCGAAAACGCGCACCGTGCGGTAACGCTCCAGCAGGCTGGTCACGCCAAAGGGCATACAGCGGCCCGACAGGCCCGTTTCGTGGCGATATTCATAGTAATGCGCGCCCAGCATCATCACCGCCTGCGCCAGATCGGCCGGCAGATCGGACCAGTCCGGGCCATAGCCGGCCAGGAACCGCACCCGCACCGAGCCCCTCGTCGGGATCGTCGGCAACAGGCTGGCGACCGGGCAGATCCGGGGCCGCTGCTGGTCGGGGCGCAGCTGATAGGCCCCCGCCGCAATCGCCGTTTCATCGCCCGCGCGATCCACCAGCACCATTTCGGCAATCGCACTGACCGGCGCCACCGGCAAAATCTGCCCCGAGGCATCGCGCCAGTGGCTCAATGTCCAGGAAAACTCGCGCTCGATCAGCACCTTACCGGTGCGCGCCTCGACCGCCGCCATCGCCGCCCGCAGGAAGCTTTCCAGGACGGCATCCTGCACGCTGTCCTCGGCGAAACCGCTGCCCAGCCGCAGATGAGACTTGAAATCCGCGACCGGCAGCGCCGCCTGAGGCACCTGGGTCTCTTCGACTAACATCATGGAAAAACTCCGCATCTTCATGTCCCCGTCCATCGGGTCAGGCGCGCGCCATCCGCGTTGCTCGGACGGAGGGAGCAGCTAGACAACGCCTCACTTCCGACGGCGCGCGCCCTGGGACGGACCGGATGGCCCGCCCCCATCACCAGCCCCTTACGAGATGGCGAAACGCAGCAGTTTGATCGCGGCAAAGTCGCTCACGTCCCCGCCCACGCGCTTGGTGGCATAGAACAGGACGTGGGGCTTGGCGCTGAACGGATCGCGCAGAATGCGCAGGTCGGGGCGCTCGGCCACGGTGTAGCCCGCGCCGAAATCGCCAAAGGCAATCGCATCCGCACCGCTGGCAATATCGGGCATGTCCTCGGCGATCAGCACCGGGTATCCCATCAGGCGCGCGGGTTCACCTGCGGCCAGACCGTCCGACCACAAGAAGCGGCCATCGCCATCCTTCAGCTTGCGCACCGCGCCCGCGGTTTTGCTGTTCATCACGAAGGCCGCGTTGGCGCGATACTGCGCGCCCAGGGCGTAAACCAGATCAATGATCGCATCAGCCGAGCCAAAATCGCCATCGGTGCCGGTGGGCACATAGCCGATGTTACCCCAGGTCCAGACGTCATTATCGACGGCGGTGTGGGTCAGGATGCCGGTGGGTTTGTCGATGCCGTCCCCGTTGATGAAGGCTGCGGCCTCGGCGCGGGCGAATTTATCGGCGATACGGCCCGCCAGCCAGGTTTCCACGTCAAACGCGCTGTCATCCAGCAGACGCTGCGAGGCCTTGGGCAGGGCCGACAGCTCGTGCAGCGGGATGGTGATGCGGTCAATCGAAGGCGTGCCGGTTTCAGCGGTGGCGGTCGCCTCATCGGCCCAGCCGTTGCCCAGGTCGGTGTGGTCCACCAGCACGTCATACGAGGTCGCCTCGACATTCACCACATTGGCGATCTGACGCAGCGAGGCGCTGGATTTCAGCACGCTGAGGATGCTGGCCGAGGTCTGCGGATCGACCAGATAGCCACCGTCGGAATTGACGGCAGTGGACATGGCCTTGCCTTCCAGTTGCAGGCCGCGCAGCGCGTCTTCGTCGCCGTGACGGACATAGGCGTCAAAGGCTTTCTGATGGGGGGCCTCGATCTCGGCCGAGGTCGCCAGAACCGGACGTGCCGGGGTGATTGATTTACGATCAAGCATGGTCAGTCGCTCTTCCTGCTGTTGAAGTTTTGCATCAATATTGGCCCGAAAGCCCTTGAACTCATTTACGAAACCCGCGATTGCGGACTTCACCTCGGAGGCCGGAGACACAGCATCTCCGTTCCGAGACTCTTGCTCGGTCATGGTCATCCCACTTTTCCTTCTGCTCGGCCGCTAGCTGCGCGCCATCTCCTGGCGCGCGCCATCCAAGGCCGCCACCACTTCTTGCATCAGGTCATCGCCCCAGTCGTCCGACTTGGCCGCAACCCGTGCGCTTGGCAGCATCGGGAAGGTCACCAGCGACACCTCCCAAAGCTCCAATTCCGTCAAAATCCGTTTGCCCTGAGCCGTCTTGGCAGCCCGTTTTGTCCGATACCCGATGGACAGGCCCTCGATCGCGCCCGCCCCGATCAGCGCGGCGGCCTCGCGGCCCTTTTCCACGCTTTCCAGCAGGCGGCCCTTTACATAAAGCCCCTTGTCATCCTCGCGCAGTTCGTCCCACACGCCGATGGGCTGGGCCGGATCGTGTTGCCACAGCATTTTCACGCTGCGCCCTGCTCGCATCAGTTTCTTCAAAGAGCCGCCATAGGCGCCTTTCTTCACGATATCGCCGCCCTGATCGGTCTGACCGAACAGGCTGGCATAGCCCTCGATCACCATGCCATCGACAGAGACATCGTCCCCGCCCAGTCGGCAGAACTTGTGTTCCAGTCCCGTATCCATTCCTACCTCGCTCTCACGGTTGCGCCGTCAGGATCGACTGGAAGGCCTGCGCCAGAATGGTGCCCACCACGCCATAGACCGTCAGCCACAGGCGTTTTTCCAGTTTCTCCATCATCTCTTCGAGTTTCTCCAGGCGGCGTTCGAACGCCTCCTGATGCAGTTTGCTGACCCGTTCATGCGCCTCCAGCCGCAGGGCCGGCGCGCAGTCGAACGGTTCAAATCCCGCGCGTTCATCCCGCATCCTGGCCGTCCTCCAATGCGGGCAAGCCCAGCATCTGGCGTTTTTCGGCATCGGTCAGGAAATCGGCATCCGAAACCCGGCGCCATTGCGCCTCGCGCTCCGAGGACAGCGCGGCGATCTGATCCAGGTCGGGCCGCAGGTCCAGCCGCTCGCTTACATAGCCCGACAGCCAGTCGGCCACGCGCGCCGTCACCTTCTGCACCAAAGGCAGCACCGTCAGGCGATAAAACGCCCGGTTGGCCTCTTGGTAATTTGCATAGGTCGCATCCCCCGGCAGGCCCAGCATCATCGGCGGCACCCCAAAGGCCAGGGCGATTTCCCGCGCGGCGCTTTCCTTGGTTTTCTGGAATTCCATGTCGCTGGGGCTGAAACCCATCGGTTTCCAGTCCAAACCGCCCTCCAGCAGCATCGGCCGGCCGGCATTGCGTGCGCCCTGGTGGTAGCTTTCCATTTCATTCACCAGCCGGTCATACTGATCCGGTGCCAGGCTGCCCTGCCCGTCCGCGCCCTTATAGACAATCGCCCCCGAGGGCCGCGCCGCATTGTCCAGCAGCGCCTTGGACCAGCGCGAGGCCGAGTTATGCACGTCCACCGCCTGCGCCGCCGCCTGCATGGGCGAGAACCCGTAATGGTCGTCCTGCGGGTGGAAATTGCGGATATGGCAGATCTGAGACAGCGCCCCGGACACGTCAAACCGATGTTTGCGCCCGTTCACGCTGTAATCATACGCCACCGGCCAGCCATCCGACCCGGGCACCAGCGACATCCGGTCCGAGCGCAGCACATGCAGCTCCAGCGGGACACCCTCTTCACCGCCCACGGCCTCGATATAGCCGTTCCCGGCCAGCAGCATCTGCGCATAGAGCGCCTCGAACAGTTCCGCGCGGCCCTGCGCCGGGTTGGGGCGCTGCACCAGGTCCATCACCGGATGCACCTCATAGCGCTGCACGCGGTCTTGCAGGATCAGCGGCAGCGACGCGGCTGCCTCACTGATCAGTTTCACGCAGCGGAACCCCACCGGATTGCCCGCGAACCCGATCCGCGTCAGCGACACCGTGTCCCGCGGCGTCCAGGCCACCCGGCCCGCGCCCTGAAAAGCCACAACCGGCCCGGTCGCGCTGGCCTTGGTTTCGGGCGCTTCATCCACTGCCCCCCGTTTGAAGAAGTCCATAATCATTCTGTCCTTGCTCCTTGTTGCCTCTGGCTGCCGCACCCGTCGGCGTTGAAAGGCAACCTGATCTGAAAAGTTTAAGAAAAGTGAACTAGAGCGAACGCAGCTGTGGGCGGCGCTGCGGGCGGCTTTCCAAAATCAGCTCGTGCAATGCCCAAACCAGCGCATCCACGCGATCCGGGCTGCCCTTCCCCTGATAGCCCTGCACCGACATCTGGCACATCTGATCCTCCAGCACGCCCAGGGACCGCACGTGATGCACCCGGCCCTGCTCATAGAGAGCCGCCACAGGCTCGGCCCGCGCGGCCTTGCCCTTGCTGGCGTGCACCTTCTTGAAGGGCACGTTCGGATCGACCTGGCGCACCACGGCCTCAACCATATCGCCGCCCTGGTTGACCTCGGCCACCAGCTTGTCCGCGCCCCAATCCTCGACGGCCTTGATTGCCGCCTTGGCCCAGCCCATCGGCGTCACACCCTGAACCGAGGCATCCTCAAGCACGAACGCCTCCCAATCCTGGGCTGGCCCGCGCATCCGCACCCCGGCCACGATGATCCCGCATTCATCCGAGCCCGCAGTCCCCGTCACCGGCGGATCCACCGCCACCACGATCCGATCCACATCGGGCGCATGTTCCACCCGCAGCCCCTCCAGCCCCTTATGCGTCCACAGAGCACCGTCGATGTCGTCGATCAGAATGCCCTCCAGTTCCTGCCGGCCCAGCCGCGTGCCCGCGTATCGTTCCTGCACCTCGGCCAGGAAACTGTCTGCCAGATTGGCCCGGTTCGCCTCGGTCGGGGCGTGCGTCACCACAGTCGAGCTTAGCGACAAGATCTTCTTCAGCACCGGCACATTGCGCGGCGTGGTCGTGGCGCAGACCTGCGGATGATCCCCCAACCTGAGCGCAAATTGCAGCATATCCCAGGTGTCCTGCGCCTTGGGCCACTTGGCCAGCTCATCCACCCAGGCCGCATCGAATTGCGGGCCACGCAGCGCCTCGGGATCATGAGCCGAGAAAATCTGCGCCTCGGCCCCATTGGGCCATTGCAGCACCTTGCGCCCGGCAATCCAGCTGGGCCTGCGATCAGGCGGCGAACAGGCCAATATCCCACTTTCGCCAAACACCATCACCTCGCGGGCCTGATCCAGCGTCTCAGCCACAATCGCCACCCGCGAGGCCCGCCCCGGATCCAGCGGTTTGGACCCTTCCACCATCATCCGCACCCACTCGGCCCCGGCGCGCGTCTTGCCCGCACCGCGCCCGCCCATGATCACCCAGTTGCGCCAGTCCCCTTCGGGCGGCATCTGGTGCTCCATCGCCCAGAACTCAAACAAATAAGGGAGAGCCATAAGCTCTCCCTCCTCCATCTCATTCAGAAATTCGGCCTGTACCTCGGCAGGAGCGGAGGCGATCCAGGCGGCACCGGATACGATCCCGCGCCGCGTCGAAGTCAAGGGCATAGGATCCGACGATCCCATCCTGTTTCTGCTGTCGTTTGGCAAATTCTATCTCCAGATCAATGGCGATCCGCAACCATTGGCGGATCTCGGTCATGGTTTTCTGGCCGTCTTTCACGGCCGTGATTTCCCCGTCCTTCAGTCTTGCCTGCATGGCGGCCATATCAGCCCTTAGCGTCTCCAACTGGTCCCTGATGTCGTTCAGGCTGTCATTCAGCGGAAAGGCGCTGTCGTCTGTCGTGATCAATGTCATCGGTGCTCGCTCTGCCTCATGCTTAGGATTGCTCCGCACGAGAGAAACGGAAAAAGCGGCCCTCAGGTCACCCCAAGGCCGCTTACCCACTTCTTCTAGCATGTCATAAACACTACGCAGGACCGCGCGCCGAGTCAATCCAGAACAATCCGCAAACGCCCGTAATCATTACCAATTTCCTAACGCACCCCCACAAAACATCCCTCCGCACGCCCCGCCTTCTTTGCTCCTGCAATAACTCCGGGGGACGCGCCGCCAGGCGCGGGGGGCAGCGCCCCCTGTCCCCCCAACCACCCCGCAAAAAACATTTGCGTCAACCCCGCCTCGGCCTTAAGGGAAATCCACCGCCCCAAAGGCTCCGCGTTTTGCCCTGAACTGGACCCCGCCGATGCTGCAAACCCCCTATTACCTGATCGACAAGGCGCGCCTGCTGCCGAACCTGGAAAAGATCGCCCACCTGCGCGAAACCTCTGGCGCCAAGGCTCTGCTGGCGCTCAAATGTTTCTCCACCTGGGGGCTTTTCGATTTCATGCGCGACTATATGGATGGCACCACCTCGTCGTCGCTCCATGAGCTGCGCCTGGGGGCCGAAAAATTCGGCAAGGAAACCCACGGGTATTCAGTCGGCTGGGCCGACCATGAAATAGATCAGGCCGCCGCGCTGGCCGACAAGCTGATCTTCAACTCTCTAGGTCAGCTGGACCGTTTCGCGGACCGTACCGACAAACCCACCGGCCTGCGCCTGAACCCGCGCTTTTCCACCAGCGGGTTCGATCTGGCCGATCCCGCCCGCCCGTTCTCGCGGCTGGGCGAATGGGATATGGACCGGCTGGAACAGGCCGCCAGCCGCATCAATGGCGTGATGATCCACTATAATTGCGAAAACAGCGATTTCGATCTCTTTTCCGATCAGCTGACCCGCATCGAGACAGAATTCGGCCCCTTCCTCAAACGTCTGGACTGGATCAGCCTGGGCGGCGGCATTCATTTCACCGGCCAGGGCTATCCGCTGAATCGCCTGTCCGACCGGCTGAAATCCTTCAGCGATACGTTGGGCGTGCAGGTCTACCTGGAACCGGGCGAGGCCACGATCACCAATTCCACCACGCTGGAAACCACCGTTCTGGACATCATCGACAACGGCAAGAAAGTCGCCATCGTCGACAGCAGCATCGAGGCCCACATGCTGGACTTGCTGATCTACCGCGAAACCGCCAAACTGCCCCAGACCGGCCCCCATGAATACCAGATCGCCGGCAAAACCTGCCTGGCGGGCGACATTTTCGGGGATGCGCGCTTTGATCAGCCCCTGCATATCGGGGATCGCGTCACCATCGACGACCCCGCCGGCTATACTATGGTCAAGAAAAACTGGTTCAACGGCGTGGCCATGCCCGCTATTGCCATCCGTGAACTGGACGGCACCATCACCGTGCAGCGCCAGTTCAGCTACGAAGACTTTTCCTCGGCCCTGTCCTAA